TCGCTCAGCCCGCGCATGTCCGCATCGGACTTGACCGAGGCGAGCGCCAGCACGTCGGTCACGCGCGCGGTCTCGCTCACCGACAGCTTCATCCCGCGCAAGGCGCCCGCCACGATGGTGCTGGTCTCGGCGAGGCCAATCCCTTCGGCGGCGGCGGCGGCGAGCGTCTGCTTGACCGCGCCCATCGTGTCGGCGGTCGAGAAGTTGGCCTTGAGGAAGTTGGTCTGTAGCTCCACCACCTCTTGCGCCGAGAACTGCGTCGCTGCGCCCAGGTCCTCGGCCTGCTTCTTCATCGACTCGAACACGGCCGAGCCACGGTCGCCGCCGCCCATGGCGCTCAGCTTGCTCAGCGCCTGGTCGAACGCGGCGAACTCCTGCACTGCGGACTTGACCGGGCCGATCAGCATGTTGCCGAAGCGGCCTGCGGACTCGGCCGCCTGGTTGAGGTCGGCGGCGATGGCGAGCCGCTTGCGCGCCTTCTCGCCTGCGTCCTCGACCGCGCCCAGGCCATCCTGCAGCTTGCGCAACGGCGCCGTGAAGGCGTCGAGGATCTTGATGAGGATGCTGGTCTCTAGGTCAGCCATACGCTTGGTCCGCCTCCCGCAGCGCCGTCAGCCAGAACTCAAGGTCGGCGATCGGCAGGTCCAGCATCTGGTCCGGGCTCCAGCCGAACGCGCGGCCTACGTGCGCGACTGAAGCGCGCCAGTCGGCAGGGATTTTCCCACGAGAATCAGCGCCACCTCCGTGGCGAGGTCGCGCGCGAGGTTGGCGTCCAGCTCGTCCAGCACGCCCTGTGGCTCCACCACGTCGCTCGCCCAGGCCATCACCTGCCCGAGCGTTGGCCGGTCGAACAGGCCCCAGGTGCAGGCGCGCATGTGGCGGCCGGTAATCTGCGGGATGGTCAGCCGCGTGAGCTGCTGGCCGCCGAAGCGCACCGGGTCTCTTAGGCGCACCACGGCCGAGCCGTCAGCGTTGGTCTCAAGCGTGTACTGCGGCCGAGGCTCAGCCGGCGGCGGCGCGTCTGCCGCTGGCGCTGGCGGCACTGCGGCCGGTGCAGGCCGCGCGCCGAACTCGGGCAGGTCGTAGACCTCGCCTGGCTGCGGCTTCACGTGGTGGCCGGGTCACCCATGATGGTGACCTCCACTTCGCCGTTGACCAGGTCCCCGAGCGACGCGACGCCGGCCTTGGGCACGGTGTACAGCGTGCCGGTGTCGGTCTCGAAGTAGGCGGTGCCGTCCTTCCAGTTGCGCAGCTTGATGAGGTCGGTGTCGGTCATGTGCACGATGGTGCACTTGATCTGCGACGGGACCGGCCGCTCGCGGTAGTAGCTTTCGAGCTGGTCGGTGACGTCGTATTCGCGGTTGATGCCGCCCGTCTGCAGACTGGCGCCGGGCTTGCTGCGCAGCGTGTCCGAGTCGAGCTTGATGGTGGCGCGCCCTGATGCCTGCGACATTGGCGGTGTCCTCTCAGAGCTGGAAGCTCAGCTTGTGGGCCTGGGTGACGTTGCCGCCGACGATGCGCGGAGTGGACTGCACGTTGATGCGCTCCTTATCGACCTCGTCGAGTTCGACCAGCAGCTCGGCGCTGAACGCGTCGGTCTCCTTGACCAGGCCGCCGCGCTCGCGCGTCTTGTACAGCGCGAGAATCTTGCCGCGCATCATCTTGGGCGTGGTCATCGGGACGCCCGGTCCAACGTTGGTGCCGTCAGGCCCGAGCAGGTCGGACTCGTGCTGCGCGCCGAGCGCGATCATGTCGTTGTAGAGCAGCGCCAGCGTGCGCCGCGTCTCGATGGCCAGGTAGGTCGCGTCGAGCGTGCCGGCGCTGGTCTTCTGGTAAGTCGTGATGAGCCGCTCGATCATCACCTTCTGCGACTGGTCCACCTTGAACGTGGAGATGCCCGAGTACAGCAGCTGGTTGCGCTCGTACGTGTCGAACTGCTCGCTTGCCTTGGGCGCCTCGCAGAGCGGGAGCGTCAGGCCGTTTCTGGGCTGGTTGGGCTGCGTGTCGCAGCGCTCGGCCTCGCGCGCGCCGACCTGCGCCGCCCAGACCCACGGAGGGGTCGGCGACAGGCCCGAGCCCATCACCGTACTGGTGGGGCTGTTGCGCGCGGTGCCGAAGCCGTTGAGCACGCCGAGCGTGCCGCGCCGCGCCGCGATGATGTGCCCCGGTCGCTTGACCAACGGGCCCCAGCGTCTCTCCATCTCGAGCTCGAGCGCGAGCATGTTGGGCGCGTCCGAGATGCCGCTGACGATGGTGTCGTAGAGGCTGTCGTCGAGCGCGGCGAGCGGCGCGACGAGAGACGGGTTGGTGGCGCCATCCGCGGGCTGGCTGGCCGTGGCGGTGATGCCTGCCGGAAGCAGCTCGGCCTCGAGCGTGACCCCGTTGCCAGACTCGCCCTTGTGGCGCGCAGTCAGCGTGACGGTGCCGGCGGCGGCAGCGGCGGTGACCGGCGCATAGGGCAGCGCGTTGACGGCCGCTGCGAGCGCCGTGCCGAGGTCGGCAGGCGTCGCGCCACTGGGCGCCGGCACAGACACGCGCGCGTCGCCAAGGCGCAGCGTGACCGTGCCTTGGGCGGTGGCCAGACCCGCGAGCGCGAGCGTGCTGGTGGCCGCGACGCCGGCCGCGTCCTCGAGCACGCCGACCGCCCAGACTTCCGCCGAGCGGTTGAGGCTCTTGAACGCGTAGCCCATGGCGGCGAGCTGGCTCGCGGCGCCGAACAAGGGGTCGGCTCCCCGCTCGCCGTCCAGGCGCACCACGGCGCCAGGCGTGGCGGTGCCGTCCGCGAGCATGAGACCGATGAGCAGCACGCGGTGCAGGGCGCCGGGTTGCGTGGCGAGCGCGCGCGACGGGTCGATCTCGACGTACGTCGCCGGCACGCGGTTGGTGCGGGGAATCTCGGCGTAGCTGATGCCCATCGCTCAGCGCTCCTTCCGGCCCGATGCGGGCAGCTGTTGCTCGGGCGCCGGCTCGGCCGCCGCGCGCGTGTCCTTGCCGGTCTGGCGGTCTTGGCCGGGCGCCTCGCGCAAGAGGTCTCCCGTGCCAAGCGCGCGCGCCACCGAGCGCGTGAGCGGCACCAGCTGGCCCGGCGTGATGGGCTGGCCGGTGACCTCGTCGCGGATCAGCACGCCCTCGGCAGGCCAGACCTTCACCTTCTGTACCTCGTCAGCCATGGGTCACCTCGATGAGTTCGGTTTCCTGCGGCGTGTCGGCGCCGCCCATGTCCCACTGCACGAACAGGGTCTTGAACGTGCGCAGCGTCTCGGCCGTGTCGGCGCCGTTCAGCTCAAAGCGCTGGACCCAGCGCACGGTCCACATCGCGAGGCCCTCCCCCACGAGCAGCGCGCGCCCGGTGCGGTTCTGGACGCGCACGCGGTCAGCCAGGCGCACCACGACGGGCTTGCCGTCCGCGCCGGTCCACAGCGTGCCCTCGACCGCCTGCGCCACCAGCGCCGCCAGGTTCATCGCCACGTCGCCGCGACTGGTGCGTGCGTCGGATGCCCCGGCCGGAAGCCTTGCGTAGCAGCGCGCCACCATCTCGCCGTCCACGAGCATGGCGCCGGCCGAGAGCGACTGGTCGCCGAAGCCGGTGCAGCTGAGCACCACGGCGGGCGCCTGGAAGGTCTCGCTGTCGCTCACATCCTCGTCGATGCTGTCGGACACGAGCACGCGCACCAGGGGCTCGGAGGCCGGCGAGAGCATCTCCAGCAGGTTCTGCGCGATGGCGTCGAGCACTTTGTTCGGGGTCATCGGCGGCTCCGCTTGATGCCCTTTTCGACCCAGAACGCGCGCAGGATCTCGCGCAGCTCGGCGCGGTCGCTCGGGTCGGCGAAGCCTGGCTCGGTGTCGAGATACGGACGGGCTGTGATCTTGGGCTTGGCACCGGGCCGCGAGCCGTACAGGTGCACGCGCCCGTAGACGAGCGGCGAGCCGACCGCGACCTCGGTATTGCTGCGGACGTCGTGCGTCATGCTGTCGCCAAGGTCTCCCCGGCCCACCAGCAGTGAGTGGTGCGGCAGGCGCGTCTTCCTGTAGCTCTCGGACCAGGGCTTCCAGCGCTTGCCGTCAGGCGCGCGCTTGGTCTCCCGGATGCGCTTGCGGGCGCTGTTGGCTTGCTGGTCGCCGATGGCGTCGGCCAGCTCGGCGTCGCCGGTCAGTTGGTCCGAGACCTCGGCGAAGCGCTTTCGGAGCGCTGCGAGCTCGTGCATGCCGATGACGACGCCGCGCGAGTCGGCCTGGTAGGGGCGGTCGGCCATCAGAATATCTTCCCGCCCGTGTCCTGGGTCCAGGTTCGGTCGCGGCCGTCTGCCTCGGGGTCGAGCACGAAGGTCTCGGCCGCCGTGCCGGTGGCCGGCACCAGCTGCACCTTGCCGGCGGCTGCGTCTCGGAACCAGGCGATCGCGGCCGTGTAGGCGTCTTTGAGCGGGTCGGCACTGATGCCGCGTGCGTTGGCCATGAACCAGACGGCCACGTCCACTACGTACCCGACCAGCGCGGGCGGTGGCGGATCGGGTAGCGCGTAGTTGAAGTAAGAGCGGGCCACGTCGCTCGCGCGCCGCAGTGCACGCTCCACGTGCTCGTCGTCGTAGCTGCCGTCCGACGTAAAATCGGCGACGGCGTGCAGCACGTCCTCGCCGAGAGCGAGCCGCACGTCTTCCACCGTCGCGAGCACGTCCGCCATGGGGCGCCCGGCTCAGGCGTCATCGACGCGCGTGACCTCGACGCGCGGGTCAGAGAGAAGCGCGTGCAGGTGCGAGTCGGTGCGCCCGCCGCGCGCGCGGACCTGCGAGACCTCGACGACCGACCCCTCGCGCGTGACGTAGACGCCACCGACCATGATGGGCGCGCTCTGCGGATCGCGCGTGCGGACCGACAGGCGCGTGGCCTTGGTCGCGTCCTCGTAGCCGAGGCTGGTCTTGTCGCGCGCCTCGGTGTCCCCGTCGCCAGGTGCACTCGGCGCGGCGCGGTACTCGGCCGGCGGCGGCGGCGGCTGCAGGTCGGTCGGCACGCTCGAGGCCGTGGAGACCGTGACGCGGATGCCCTCGCCGCCCTTGGGCGCCGCGAGCGGCACCGAGCCATCCCCTTGCGCGGCTGCATCCTGCACGTACTGGGGCGCGGACTTGAGTAGCTCCTTGTCGCGCTCGGCGGTCAGCTCGGCGTTGGTCTTCTGGTCGGCGGCGGGCGTGCCCGCTGCGAGCGTGGCGGCGCTTGGCTCGTTGCCGGTGACACCGGGCTGGTCGAGGCCGGTCTCGGCGGCGGTGGCCGGCTGCGCGGCCGTGCTCTGGTCCTGCGTATTGGCCACGGGAGCCTCCTCTTGCGCGGCGTCGTCGTCGCTGCCGCCACCGAATAGTCTGCGCTTGCTCATGGCCGCCTCACGCGCCGGTCAGGCGGTTAGAGACCTGGAAGGGAATGGCGGCCTGGTAGATGTTGTCGCTGCCGTCGAGGCTCGCCGGCCCGAGCAGCCGGCGCACGTCCCACGCGAGTGCGGGCGGCACGAGCAGCAGGGTCGGGGCGCCGTCGAGCGTCTCGCCCTCTTCGTCGCGGCGGTCGCGCAGGAACGTCTCGGCCGCCTCGTAGTTGGCGCCCGTGAGCGGCGCCTTGGACTTGAACGCGTACTGCCAGAGACCGATGCCTGCGCCGCCTCTAGCCCTAGCGCCCCAGACATACTGGTCTCTCCAAAACACGTTGTCGTCGCCGTCGCTGGTCTTGGCCTTGATGCTGGGCTTGATCCGCTCGCCCCAGAGGATGGGCTTGATGGGCTTGCTCAGGTCGAGCAAGTACCAGGCGGGGCCAGAGCCTGCCTGGAAGTTGCTGACGTTGAGGCCGCGCTCCTGGTGGTCTGCGGCGAACAGCTGCTTGCCGTCGTAGCCGACCAGGTTCTGCTCGAACGCCTTGAAGACCTGCTGCGCCTTCCAGTTGGCGACCTGCGCGGCCATCTGGTTGATCCCAGGCATCCAGACGTCGAGGTTGTCGTCCTCGACATCCTCCACATCGATCGCCATCGTCTTCTCGAACTTCTTGGTGCGGATGCGGTAGCTGTCGCGCATCACGCCTTCGACGATGCGGCTACCCTTCCACTCACGCATCGGGCCGGTCCCGCCGAGGATGGGGAACTCCACCTCCTTGGTAGACATGTTGATCGTGGTGGAGATCTGGTCTGCGGCCTGGTTGCCGCTATTGCCTTGCAGCGAGGTCTTGAAGGCCATGTTGACGGCCACGCTGAAGGTTCTCAAATCGCGAATGACGCCTGCCATGTGCGCGGCCCCTTCAGGTGTCGAAACGGACCCAGACGCCCGCCTCGGTTACATTCCAGACCTTGCCAGCGCGACACCGCGTCCCGCCGCCGTTCGTCAGTGCCACCGTCTGGTCATCGACGATGAAACAGTCCGCTCCGATGTTGACCATGGCGATTGCGTCCGCACCACCGGAGTTCCAGTAGTTGCGGACCGTGTCGCACTTGGCCTCGACGCTGATGGCGCTGGCCGCGCCGCCGCGATTGTCGGCGCGGATGCGCGCTGCGCCGACGCACTTGTCTGCAGCGACGGCGGTCGCGCCGCTCTTGGCAAGGCCGGTCGCGCCGTCCACCACGACCAGGCCGTTCTCCCAGATCACCACGTTGGCGGCGACGGGGAAGTTGCGGTCACCATAGTGCCGCTCGCTGAGTCTGCGATCACCAAGCAGAGCCGTCACGGGCGCGCTCCTTCCTTGCCGTCTTTGTCGTCGCCAGCGCCATCGCCAGCGTCGTCGTCGTCGTCATCGTCGTCATCCTCGTCGCCGGGGCCGGCCTCGCCGAACACGTCGCTCTCGGCGTCGCGAATCTGCTTGGCCGAGAACCCGAGGCGCTTGAGCGCGTCGCGGTCCACGCCGTTCTCGCTCAGTTGCGTGCGCCCGCCCTCGGTGCTGCCGGCGGGCTTTTTGGCCTTGCTCGCGGGCGCGCGGCCTGAGACCTGCACGGGCAGGTCCGGGTAGATGAGCGTCTTGAACGTCTCGAACTTCTCGGGCGAGCTGAGCGCGAACTCGAGCCACTTCGTGCGGGCGGCGGGCGGGATCTTACCGTCGCGCCCGCCCTGGTCGAAGAAGGCCTGCACCTCGCCCTTGAACGCGTCGGCGGTGAACGCCTCAAGGCGCTTGTGCGCCTCGGTCAGCGCGGCCTGCGACTCGTTGCGTTCCTGCGTGACGGTCGCCAGCGCTTCTCGCAGCGTGGCCGTCTCGCCTCCCTGCTCGCGGCTGCGCGTGAACGCGCTGGCGAGCTGCTCCTCGGTGGCGTCGTCACGCAGGCCAAACGCCTGACGCACGGCCGTCTGCAGTAGGCTCATGGGCTTCTCCTGGGCGCCGCCGGGCTTGATGCCGCCGACGCGCTCGCTTAGCTGCTCGCGTAGTGTCTCGATGCCCTGCATGCGCAGTGCGGGACGGTTGGTGAGCGCGACGCTGGCGATGCGCGACACGCTGAAGCGCCCGCTTGTGCCGTTGGGCTTCTTGCCGACGACCACCGGGCTCAGGTAGCGGTAGTGGTGCTCGGCCACATCCTCGCGGCCTTTGCTGGTCCACCGCACGCGGCCCCAGGTGCCGGCCTTGAGGCCTGCGGTCTCGGGCTCGACCCGTAGCTCCTCGATCCAGCCGGCGGCGCGCGTGTCGCCGCACTCGCTGCGATGCTCCCAGTCCACCAGCATGGGCAGCTCGCTTGCGCGGATCACGGCGGGCAGGTCTGGCACCTGGAAGCCTCGGCCGTCGCGCGCATCGACCTCGGCGCCACCGGGCAGGATGTGTATCCACTGCTGGTTGCTTGCCTGCCCGTCGCCCTGGCCGCAGGGTTCGGCGTCGCTCAGCGCGCAGACGACGCGCACCACGGCCGAGCCGTCCTGCGTCTGTCCGAGCTGCTCGAGCGTGGCCATCGGGGAGCAAGGCTCCCGGTGCCGCTGCCACGTGAGCAACGTGGCACTAGCGCTTGCGTGCGGACTTCTGGGCAGGCTTGCGCGGCGCGGCCTTGGTCGGCGCCTTGGGCGGCTTGCCGGCGGGCGCCTTGGTTGCACGCACGGGAGGCTTGTTTCTGCCGGCTCCCGGCACGCGGTCAAAGCCTGGCTGGATGCCCCTCGGCACCATCAGCACCTGGCCGGTGCGCTTGTTGAGCCAGGGTTCCTTGGGGAGCTTGGGCGCGGTGGTCCTCACTGCAATCCGGGTCTGCTTGACGTGGCCTGTCGGGTGGCCGTCGTCGTCGAGAACCGGCTCGGGCTCGCCCTCGGGGATGCCGTGCTTGACCAGCTCCTTGAACTCACGCGGCGAGACCGAGCGGACGTGGCAGTGGCAGTTGAAGCCGTTGGGCGGCATGGCCACCTTCCAGAACGGGTCGTCGATGGGCAGGAGCAACCCGTGCCAGGCGACGTGCTGGTCGCGGTGCCGCTCGGCCGGGCCGATCTGGTAGAGCAGATACGGCCTGAGCTTCTGCTGGCGCTGAATGCGCTCCCACTGGCCGACCGCGCGCGCGACGCGGAGGTTGGTGTCGAAGATCAGGCGCAGCCTGCGCGGCGGGTCGATCTTCTTCTTCTGGCCGGTCTCGGGGTCCTTGACCGTCCGCGGTGCCCACCACCCGAGCGACTGCATGCGCGGCTTCACGTTCTGTACGAACTGCTCGAACGTGAGGCCCTCCTCGATGGCGCGGCCGAGCTCCTGCTGCATCGCGGCCAGCACATCCTTGCGCATGAACTTGGCGGCCGTGAACGCCGCGTCGTGCTCCTTGCCCCAGACGTCTCGCCAGTCGAAGCCCGGCCGGATGCCCTTCTGGCGCCAGTAGTCGAGCACCTCTTTCGGCACGGGCCCCGGCTTGAGGTCGCGGTCGCGGATGAACGCGGCGCGCACCGCCTGGCAGACGGCCGGCGCGAGCGTCACCGCTCACCCTTGCGCGGCGTCAGGGCGTCAGAGAGCGCGCGGCGCTCCTCGTCGCTGAGCAGCGGTTCAGGGCGCGGCGGCATGGGACTGACGCCACTGCGCGCGGCGCGCAGCAGCTCGTCCAGGTGCCGCGCCACGCGCGCGCCGCCGAGCGCCTCGTAGTCTCGGCGCAGCGCGTCGAACGGGGCGAGCAGTAGCTCCCGGTAGCGCGCCAGCACCACGGCGGTCGGCTCGTCCGCGTGCGCGAGCGCCAGCTGGCTCTCGATGCTCAGCACGCGCACGCCGGTCTCGCCGTGCATGGTCACGACTCCCGCTCCATGGCGGCGCGCGCGAGGGCGGGCGCGATGGCGTAGAACTCGGCCGCCAGCAACTGCACCTCAGTCAGGTTGAGACCGTGTGCGCGCAGCAGCGCCGCGCCGAGCGCCAGCAGTCCCGCGCCGGCATCCCTGTCGAAGGGAATGCCTGCCGCCGCTAGCGCTTGTACGAGCCGCTCGGCCGGTTGGTCG